CGAAGAAGATTTGGTGGGACCAGGACCAGCACACTTAGCAAGGATGAGTGAAAAAAATAGATATATACCTAAATCAGAATAAGATGGAAAACATGATATTTTTTTTCTTAACGTATATTAGCATACAGTTAACAATTATAACTTGGAAGATACTAAATAAATTATAATAAATGTCATATGGCACCTGGGCCCAAATTAATAGAGTTTTATTAAACTTATAAACCTTACTTTTTTTTTTTATATATTTATACCCAGAAAATAAAATTTAAACAAAATGAAAGATATTATTAGAATGAACAAATTAGCAGGTACTATCACAGAAAACCAAGCTAAAAGAATGATGGATATTTTGAATGAAGACGCCCACTCAATTTACTCAGATGCCTTAGATACCTTAATTAAAAATGGAGATATTTTAAAACTTAAAGATGGTACCCAAGTAAGAGTTGGAGCTATCCCCGCTAAAGAAAATCCTAAATATAAAACAGGCATGATTCTTGCTGCTGATTTGAGTAGAGATGCTAGAGGTCCTATGACTATCGATATCAATAATGATGTTGAAGAGGTATTGTAAACTTTTTATAACCCTATATAGAAAAGCTTGCCTATCGGCAGGCTTTTTTTATTGTATCCCACATTTTTTATTGTCTTCCACATATTTATAATAAACGGAAGGTATGAAAAAAAGTGGAATTTATAAAATTACAAACCCAAAAGGTGAAGTTTATATAGGATGTTCTAAAGATTTAGACAAAAGAAAAAATGATTATAAGTTATTTAAAGTAAAAACACAACCGTTAATTTTAGAATCTTTATACATTTATGGGTGGGTAAACCATACTTTTGAAATTTTAGAATATACAATTAATTTAAGAAAAAAAGAAAAATATTGGATTGAAAAGTTTAATTCTTTTAACAAAGGGTTAAACAATAACAGAGGAGGAGGTGGTCCTGAAACCCACACAGAAGAAACTAGAAAACTAATTAGTGAAAAAGGAAAAACAAATAAAGGTAATAGAGAAAATTCCCATTGGAAAGGAAAAAAATATAGTGAACAACATATTATCAATTTAAGTCTTTCTAAAAAAGGTAAGCCATCTCATTGGAAAGGTAAAACTAGAAGTGAAGAAAATAAACTTAAACTTAGCCAATCTAAAAAAGGAAAACCTATTCCTGCTAATAATAAACCTATTCTTCAATTTGATAAACAAGGTAATTTTCTCCAAGAACACCCAAGCATAGAAGAAGCTGCTAGAAATATCAACGGAAACCCTACAGCTATCAATAATGCATTAAGAAAAGGAGAAAATGCAACTTCTTCTGGATATATTTGGAGATATAAAATTTAATTATTATATTTGATAAAATTTAAAGTTATGAAAAAAATAAAAATATCACATGAAGTTCCGTTTTGTCTTTTAGAGAAAAGTCGAGAGTTCAATTCATATGATTATATGCTTCCCCATTTAATGGACGAAAATGAAGAATATCGCAATTTCTTCTATGAATCAAAGAAAATGGGTCGATATATTGTAATGGATAATTCACTCCATGAACTAGGTGAAGCCTATAATACAGCCCGTTTATTACTTTGGATTGATGAAATCAAACCAGATGAATTCATCGTACCAGATGTATGGGAAGATTATGCTGCTTCAATTAGAAACGCAAAACAATGGTCCAAAGTACAATTACCTGAAGGAGTTACTAAAGTTGCAGTAGTACAAGCAAAATCTATATATGAAGCTGGATTATGTGTACAAGCATACCGTGATTTAGGATATAAGAAAATAGCATTTTCATATGGTGCCGAATATTATCATGAAGTATGCCCTCACCCAAACAAAGATTTAGGTAAAGCAATTGGACGATACATGGTTATTTCTCAATTTATGCAAAACAAAACATTATTCCCAGGTGATCGAGTACATTTACTTGGAACTGCATCTCCTATTGAATTTGGAATGTATAAAAATATTAATTGCATTGAATCAATTGATACTTCAAATCCAATTATGGCAGCTATTGGTGAAATGCCTTATACAAAAATGGGATTGCATATGAAACCAATTGCAAACATGAACAAATATCAAGATGTAAGTATTGATTTTGTCAATGAAGATCTTGTAGAATATAATGTTGAAATGTTTAGACAAATAAATGGACTCTAATTTGGAGTCCATATTTTATTTTAGTATATTGACACAAATAATAAGTTATGGAAATGTTAAGTTTATATGATTACCTAGGTAAAGCCGCAGGTGAAGAATTAGGTAAAGAAGTTTGGGCAGCCGCTGCAGAAGCTAATGTTCCAACACAACTTCGAGAAATTTCAAACCCAAAATACACAGGAAAAGTTACTTTATACCCTAAAGATTTTCTTGATTTCTATTTTAGAGAACCTGAAACATATCAGATTGAAGATGCTTTACCTGAAGGACATGATTGGACCGGAAATATTGAAGACGATGACCTCCCTTTTTAATCATACTAAAGAAGAGTTTGAAAAACACCGTGAGATTTGGAAATCTGAATGGTATGATCATTGGAGACTCTTGGATATTGACTTTGAATGTTATATGTTGATGAGAGGATTAACAAAAGAAGAATTTAAAAAATTAAATAGCGAAATATGGCAAAACACGTAGTAGTATCCTTATCTGGAGGGATGGATTCCTCCACATTGTTGCTTCGTTGCTTGAAAGAGTACGATACAGTAACAGCACTTTCATTTGATTATGGGCAAAAACATAGAGTTGAGCTTGAACGTGCTCAATCATTAGTAGATTATATTAATGAAACCTATTCCCCTATCCGTTACCGTCAAATCCAATTAAACGGACTAGCTGACCTATTAAATTCAGCTTTGGTAACAGGTGGAGATGAAGTACCTGAAGGACACTATGCTGAAGAAAACATGAAAGCAACAGTTGTTCCAAACCGTAACAAAATATTTGCTTCAATTACACAAGCAGTTGCACTTTCAATCGCAGATGAAACAAATGAACAATGTGATATTGCAATGGGAATTCATGCAGGTGATTTTTCGATCTATCCTGATTGTAGAGCTGAATTTAGAGATGCAGATGATATTGCTTTCCGTTTAGGAAACTGGGGAGCTGAAAAGGTGGGTTATTTTACACCATATATTGATGGTATGAAGTTTGATATCCTTAAAGATGGAGAAGTGTTATGTGGAGAACTTGGCTTAGACTTTAACGAAGTATACAAGCGTACAAATACTTCATACAAACCCATCTACCACGAACTAGCTTACGAGGAAGGTATGGATGTAATTGATGCTTCTGGATGGTTTTCCGATTACAAATCTGCCAGCTCAGTTGAACGAGTTGAAGCATTTATCAAGTTAGGACGCCCTGACCCTGCACCTTATGCAGATGAAGAAGGACCTGTAACTTGGGAACACGTTGTAAAAGAAGTAAGCAAGGTTTTAGAAGAAAATGGAAAATAATGTGGGTGACCATCGACTTTAACCGATGGTCACCATATTTATAACCATGGAAACAAAATTATGTAAAACTTGCAATACCGAAAAACTCTTGACAGTAGAGTTTTGGCACAAATCTAAAAGCAAAAAAGATGGATGGGAATATAGTTGTAAAGAATGTGTTAAAAAAAGAACACGAAACAATTACTATTCCAACAAAGAAAAATGGAACGAAACTACGAAAAAAAATCACCGTAAACGTAGAGAAAAACTCCAAGAATTTAAAGCAAATCTATCTTGTACCAAATGTAGTGAACCAAGACATTGGCTTTTAGATTTCCACCATATAGACCCAACCCAGAAAGACTTCCAGTTATCACAGGGTGAAAGATATGGTTGGGAAAAGGTGCAAAATGAAATAGAAAAATGTATTGTTTTATGCTCAAATTGTCATAGAGATTTTCATTATCTTGAAAAAAAAGATGGGATAAGCATAGAAGAATACGTAAATTTAAAACAAAATAATAATTAAAATATGTGCGATACACCAAATTTTAATGGAATGTTCGGAAATTCTGCAATAGTTAATGGTAATAATTACACTATAGGTGATTATACATCAGGAACAACATTAACAACAGGAACAACCATTAACGGAAGTTTAACATTAAATAATAATTCAAGTAGTATGAATACGCAAGTAAAAGTAGCAGTGTTTAAAGTAACACGAAACAAACACAATGAAATTAAATCATCAACATTTATCGATGAGTTTTGGATTGAAACGAAACCAGGTATTTCACTTGAATATGCCGTAGGTAAAAGACTTAAATTCCAATATGAAGCGGATGAAATCGTTATCAAAGAAATCTATAATGTTTATTTGTAATGCAAGATAGTTCTATTATAAACTGGGAACTTCATCAAAAAGTTATGGCAAAGAAAAGAACAATTAAAGTTTGTACCGGGGTAGGATTGAATATGTTCTTCCCCGAGTACATTACTATCGAATTATCTGATATAGACACTAAAATTAGAAAACCTAAAACAGTAAAAAAAGATGGCAAGATTTAAATCAACAAAAATATTTGATGGGTTTAGTACAGTATTTCGTCAATGGAAAGCAAATGAAACCCATTGTTCATTTTTACATGGTTATGGTGTTTCATTTAAAATCACATTTGAAGGTGAATTAGATGAAAGAAATTGGGTTTGGGATTTTGGTGGTATGAAACGTGCCAAATGTACTATTGATGGTATGAACCCTAAAGCATGGATGGATTATATGTTTGATCACACTACAATTATAGCTGAAGATGATCCACACCTTGCACTTTTTGAAGACATGCATGTACAAGGCATAATCCAATTACGAATAATCCCAGCTACTGGAGCTGAACAATTTGCAAAGTATGTTTACGATAAAGTGAATATATTTGTACTAGAAGAAACAAATAATAGAGTATCTGTCTCTCAAGTAGAATTTAGTGAACACAACAAAAACTCAGCAATCTATGGACAATAGTTATTATACGACAACCACCACTTTTGGTGATATTAAATTTACATATACAATAACAAAATGAAAGAAATTTTATACTTCTCTGCAGGATGGTGTATGCCGTGCAAGAATTTTAAACCTATTATGGAACGTGTAAGTCAACAACATCCTGTTAGGTTTGTTAACGTGGATGAAAGTCCTCAATTAGCTGCACAATACAATATTCGAAGCATACCTACTCTTGTATTTTTGAAAGATGGTCAAGAGGCAGACAAAACAATAGGAGTTTTAACAGAAGCACAAGTAAAAGAAAAATGGAATCTACTTTAGGAAGAATAGAAGACTATAACAAAGTTTTACCAATTGTAGAATTGTATCGTTGCGTTCAAAGTGAGGGATCTCGTTTTGGACGTCCTACGATTGCAGTTCGTACAACAGGTTGTACTCATAGATGTTACTTTGGAGAAGGTGGGTGGTGTGACAGCTGGTATACCTCAATTCACCCAGAGAAAGGTACATTTACCTTTAATGATATTATCAAAATTTATGACGAAAACCCACACATCAAAGAAATGATGTTGACGGGTGGCTCACCTACAATGCATCCTAAGCTTGTAAATGAGTTAACACATTTTGCTTATGAAAGAGGTATTCTTATTACTATTGAAACCGAAGGTTCTCATTTCCTCGCTACTGACTATCCTATATCTCTTATATCTCTCAGTCCTAAATTTGGTAATAGTATTCCCGTACTTGGAGCTGTTACGCCTCAAGGAGCGATTGTGGACCAAAAAATGATTGATCAACATAATAAGTTCCGTCTTAAAATGGATACAATCAAACAAACTCTTGATTATCATACAGACTACCACTACAAACCAGTTTGGGATGGTACTGAAGAAGGTTTAGCAGAAATTGAAGCATTTAGAGTAGCTTTAGATATCCCAAAACATAAAACATTTATCATGCCAGCAGGTGATACAAGAGATGAATTAGTTAAAATGTATCCACTTGTATTTGATATGTGTGCTGAAAAAGGATACAACATGACAGGTAGAGATCACATCATAGCTTTCGACACACGTCGCATGGTCTGATTACAACCTCGTGTAAGGAGTTTGATTTTGCAATATGTATAATAAAATAACATATGGCTAAACATACTTACACTTGTGATTATTGTAAAAATGACTTTACTAGAAATTACATAATATCTAAACCAAGAAATGGGGCTGAAAAACATAAAACATACTGTTCAAAAGAATGTAGAGTAAACGAACGAGCAAAAGAAAGAACATATAAAGAATGTTTAAATTGTAAAACCCCATATTATTATCATAAAAGTCTAGAAAATAAATTTTGTTCTAATTCATGTAAAGGAGAATGGTATATTAATTACTCAAAAGAACTTGGTTTAACAGAGAGAGCATCCCATATGAGAAAAAGTTGGAGTGAAGAATCTTGGAAAAAGGGTTTGGAAACTCGAAAGAAAAATGGTAATGTTATAGAAAATTACGACTGGAAACAATATTGGAAAAGATGTGATTGGTTAACAAGAAAGATTCGAAAACAAATGCTTGAAACCTGGGATGGATATGATTATATAGATGGAGAATATATAAAAGATAATTTAAAACTTCATTACAGTGACAAAAACTACCCTACCTTAGATCATGTTAAACCTAGATCACAATGCTTTAAAGAAGGTCTTTCCCCATATGAAGCAACAACAGTAGAAAATTTAAAATGGACTAAACGAGTAAATAATAGTAAGAAATATAATAAAATATGACACTTAGAAAAACAGTAAATCTTTTATTGAGAATCTCAAAAACCCATCCCTACTTTGGAGAATTATCTAAAGAACAACAATGCGAGTCTGCTATAGCAACCGCACAACTATTTAAAGAATTTGCAGAACAAGGCCACACAGATGAAGCAATGGATTTACCCGTTGAACATTGGAATCAAGTAATAGAACAATTAGACACTAAAAGAAGAGTATAATGAAAAAGGAAAAACCAATTAAACGTCTTAAACGTAAAAGAAAACACATTCCAATGGTAACTTGGAATTTGAAATCATATGAAACTGTTCATATGCCTGATTATCTAGCAGATGATTATATTCGAGAGTTTAACTTAATGAGAGTACCTACAACTTCCGAATTGCAATTTTGGATTGAACAAAAAACTAGAAAACGAGTTGTATGATTCTATTTACATCCGAACAAATTCAAGAAAAAGTTAAAGAAATAGCTCACCGTATTTCATTCAAACATACTGTTGATGATGATGTAGTAATGATTTGTGTGCTAAACGGTGGGTTTATGTTTTTTAGCGATTTAGTTAAAAACATGTCAATTGATTTTGAAGTTGATTTTATTCGAGCTAAATCATACAATGGTCAAGATCAAGGTGTAGTTCATATTTTAAAAGATATTGAAACAAATATTGAAGGAAAATATGTGTACGTAGTAGATGATTTCTATGATACTGGAAATACTTTAGAAAGAATTTTAGAGCATTTAGCTACTTTAAATCCTAGATCACTTCAAATGATTACTCTCTTAACTCGAGATACTTCCCCTCTATCAGAATACCCTCATATCTCAGGTTTTATGATTCAAGATCAGTGGGTAGTAGGTTATGGATTAGACAATGATTCAAAAGAGCGAAATTTGGATTATATTTATGCACTCTAACTTGGAGATTCAAAATATTCTTCATACATTTATACAAAATAATAAGTTATATGTCAGAAAACAATCGTAAAAAACAGCACACAGATTTAGAATGTGTACAAATTGGTTTTGCAAATGGTGTTGCACCTGGTTTTCCACTTACCGAGAAAGAAAAGTGGGCAATGGTAGATGAAGCAGAAGAAGCTTATGGCAAGTTTCTAGATGCTCTAGGTGTTGATTGGAGAAACGATCCAAACTCCGAAGATACTCCACGTCGTGTAGCAAAAGCTTATGTATTTGACCTATTTGCAGGTCGATACAATGCAATGTCAGATATTACTTCATTCCCAAGTGATGGATATGATGGTATTGTTATTGAAAGAAACATTCCAGTTACTTCAATGTGCTCACACCACCACCAAACAATTTCAGGTGTAGTTCATATTGGTTATGTAGTTGGAGAAGGTGGACGCGTAATTGGTTTATCTAAATTGAACCGTATTGTAGAACATTTTGGTCGCCGAGGAGCTATTCAAGAACAATTAACTGCAGCTATTCATCAAGCAGTAGATAAAGTATGTGAATTGAACAAAGGTGTTATTGTTACTGCGGTAGCAACTCACAATTGTGTATCTTGTAGAGGTGTAAAACACCAAGGTGCTTCTATGATTACAACTAAAGCATCTGGTGTGTTTATGGACAATGATAATCAAGCACGTAAAGAATTTTTTGATTCGTTAAAAATTAATAATGGTGGTCACCAAATCTAAAAGTTATGAATAAAACAAAATTACTCTATGAGGCTTTAGAGTCAAAATATCTAGCCCAAATTGCTGAAGCAAAAGCAACACTTGCAATTTACTTTGAAAGTTCAGTTGGTATTGGAGAACACCCTCAACATTTAGAGGAAATGGATAAATTTGTAGCCCAATTAGCTGAAGCTGAAGATAAACTTGAAACTCTCCATTCATTGAAATTAGTTGACCCAACAACCCCATTTTAATATGAAATTATTTAGAGCATATAAAAACAAAATTCTTCCTTTTCTAGCTAGTAAAGCAGTTAAGGAAGATATTCCCGAACAAACGTACGTTCCGTTTGTATCAGAAGTTGAGGAATTCAATGCAGTTATGGGGAAACCTAATAATTATAATCCGGTCATTCCCGATGAGAAGGAGTGGATGTTTGTCTATAATTTTATTTTGGAAGAACTCGAGGAATATAAGCATGCGTGTGAAACAGGCAATATTGTTGAAGTGCTTGATGCTCTATGTGACATTACCTACGTATCGTTGGGTAACGGCGCTATGCTACATGGTCTTAAGGATAAAGTATGGCCCGCGTATCAAGAGGTTCAAGCGTCAAATCTTAGCAAAGCTTGCACAAGTGAAGAAGAGGCACAAGAAACCGTTAGAGTACGTTCCGCAGAACAAAAGGAACCATGTCACTATGAACAGGTTGGTAAGTATTTTATCGTCTATAGAACACGCGATCGCAAGGTTATGAAGAATATCAACTACTTTAGACCCGATCTAAGTAAATTTTTATAAAATATATCTTTTAATTTTTTTTTAAGCCTGAGCAATTCAGGCTTTTTTTGTTATATTTATAACAAAAATACAGATGCCTTTAAAAAAGTATATTCCTCCTAGACCTACCGCTGTTTCCTTAGGAGGTACTCGAGTTTCAACTTCTCAAATAACTCCATCACCCGGCCCTGTATTAGTTCCCATTTTACCCCCAACTCCAACACCACCTCCAGCAGGTGGAGCATTTTCTAGTGCTTTTTCTAACGCTTTTGATATATAAAATATAAACAATGTCTCAACAATCTAAATCTACTTTACAATCAGCTATTAATACCCAATTGGCTGATAACACCTCAGGTGATATCTCTGCAGCAGATGTAAGAGATAACTTAATTAATATGACGGATAGTCTCTTGTTTAACAATGAAACTACTCAAACACTTACAGGTGCTTTAACAGTTACAGGAGGTGTTACTGGTTCATTACAAGGAACAGCAACAAGCGCTTCATATGCTGCTACTGCATCTGTATTGTTAGGTGGTGTTATAAGTGCTTCATATGCTGCTACTGCTTCTATTGCAAATGTAGCTACTAAAATTTCTACTACAAATCTTGGTGGTAGTGGTACTTATTATCCCTTAATTGCTTCAAGTCTTTCTGGTGAAGTTAATTTATATAGTGTTCCAAATGCTTACAAATATGACTTAGGTATTGACCAACTAATAATTTCATCAGTTTCTGCTTCTGCTGGATTTACGGGTTCATTACAAGGAACAGCAACCAGCTCTTCATTTGCAATCTCAGCTTCAAGAGCAGTAAGTGCTTCATTTGCTTCAACTGCCTCTTATATTCCTGTAGCACAAACATTAGTAGATGCTAATTTACCATTAGTTTTAATCAACGGTAATTCATTGGTAAAAGATCAATATGAGAGTATTGTATACAACCCATTAAACAATCTATTAACTGTAGTTGCTAATACCGATTTTTCAGGCCCTATAACTTCCGTAAGTAGCATTTCAAGTACAGGTGGATTTACTGGTTCATTACAAGGAACAGCTTCATATGCTGTACAAGCATTAAGTGCTTCTTGGGCACCAAGTACTGGTGGTAGTACATTTCCATATAATGGAGCAGCTCAAATTACAGGGTCGCTAAGTATTAATGGTTTTTTAGCTAATGGAGATCAAGTTACAGCTGCTGGAAGTTATTCTCATGCTGAAGGTCAAAATGCCCGAGCTGCTGGAAATTATTCCCATGCTGAAGGCCGATCCACAACATCTTCAGGACAATGGTCTCATACTGAAGGATTTGGTACTATTTCTTCAGGTTCTTATTCTCATGCTGAAGGTAATGGAACAATTTCCTTTGGTCAATTCTCTCATGCCGAAGGACTATCAACTATGTCTTCTGGTAGTTCTTCACATGCTGAAGGTATATATTCAACCTCCTCAGGAATTTGGTCCCATGCTGAAGGATATTCTACTATATCTTCAGGACAAGCATCCCATACTGAAGGTTATCAAACAATAGCATTAGGTGATTATTCACATGCTGAAGGACAACAAACCATATCTTCTGGTAGTTATTCACACGCAGAAGGAGATAATACTCAAGCTATAGGACCTGGAAGTCATGCTGAAGGTACATATTCAATAGCTAATGGTGATTATTCTCATGCTGAAGGAAATTCAACTGAAGCAATAGGACAAAATTCTCATGCTGAAGGACAATACAGTATAGCTATAGGAAATGGGTCCCATGCAGAAGGTAACACTACAAATGCTGTAGGACCATTCTCTCATGCTGAAGGAGTAGG